AGACCGGATTGGTAGCTGTCCATTGGGCAGCAGTTCCCCTGCGTAGTTTTATCGTTATATAATTGCTCATTATGAAACACCTCCGTCAATAGTCAGTGAGTAGGTTGAATTGTAATAGCCTCCATCAATGATTAAAATATCTTGGTCAATGTTGGGGAAGGCAAAGTCATTGGATGGCACAGAGCAAAAGTCTCGCAGCACCGGAACACCTACTTCCAATCTAATCGTATATCCGGCCACCAGGTCACCATGTGCATCATAGAATGGCAGCGCATCGTCATTTACCTGGAAGTTAACCCGACTATCCCTGTAGACATATTGCAGGGATGCGATGATATCTTCCAAGATTTGCAATGTATCAGACAGCACTTCCATCTGATTGGAAGAATCTTCGAATTGCCGATCCATTACAGAGATGACAAAAGAAAATGTCTTCTCCTTGTCATTCGCAGCCTGGTCGAAGAGCATTGTAGTCGTGTCCGGAATGCAATACAGCATGGGATAATTGTCCAATCCGCCATCTGCCACGATGTCATATTCCGGTCCGAATGCGACCGACCGGATCATCCGGTGGTTTTCACCGGCCCTTCTGATTGCTGATATTATCTGATTGAGAGTCATTAAGAAATTGTCTCAGCTTGGCCTCATTTTTTGCGCGGAAAGTAATCTTTCGCAAAGTAGAAGCCGAGGGTTTGTCCGTCTTTATTGGGTTTGTCAATTGCATCACTGTCAGGATTTTGCCACTTGGGATAAAGCTCTGGAAATGTGCAGAGATATTTATTCATTCTCTCAATAAAATGGTCGCGCTTCTGTGCGTACCTCTGCTCAATCTTCACCATCTCATCCATGCTAATCGAACTCATATTCTCGCCATCGCGTTTCAAGATGGATTTATTCATGAATTTATATGTCAATGGAAGGATTGCCTCATACAGCACCGAATATTTTAATACAGGCTTGATATAGTCATTTAGCAAGGTCGTATTGTTCGCGCTGAGAGAGCTTGGAAACTGACTGTATATCTCATCGTACAGGTCGCTGCCAATCGTGTCTCTGAGAGTCACTTCCTGAGCTTCCTGAAGAGACATCTGAATGAGTTTGGGATCAAGATTGTCCTGAATAGGTGTATTCTCCTTGATATAAACTGTGTCTATGAAATACTTAAAACTCATCGAACTGTCCTCCTATATAATTTAGATTCCCATATATGTCGGCACTGTGGAACGTGAGTAGATGTTCCCTTGATTGTGCGCCATCCGCCCCTGCGCTTCCATACATCGTAATCAAGTTCCGCGCTCATTGCATCGATTTCTTCGCGTGTGTACAGCTTCTTCTGGTCTTCAATCATAAATCTACAGAATTCACGAGATGTATCCAATAGCACAGGCCCTGATATTTCCGGATCTTTTCCGTATTTGTACAGCACAAAAATTTCAGTTTCCAATCCTCCTGAGTCCACTATTGACCGCTCACCAGAATCAGTTATCTTGATTTCTGTTGCATTCCATTCAATCAGACCGGAAGATTGCATCTGTTTCAGCACCTTGGCCGCTGTCGTAGTGGAGATCTTAGCTGCCTTGGCCATCTCGTCAAGAGTAGCCTTGGGATTGTCGCGAATCACAGCCACCAATCTCATCTCTGGATTGGTCAATTCTGCGAAGGTCTCCGGCAATTCTTCGAAGTCATCGGCATTTCGGCCATACTTAGCGAACACTGCCTTATCCTTATCATCATCCCATCCGAATGGGTTATCTGCCGACATAGTCACAGGTGTATCGCTCGGCACTACATCTCCTCCAGGTACAGCTGGCAAGGCTGCAAGGCTGCGGATTTCGTTAATTGTGAGCTGCTTGATGACAGAATTTGCAACCAGAGGAGAAAGGCTGTTAATTGCATCCGCCAACACTTTCGCGCCGCCCAATTCAATATAGGTTTCAGCAGGCAATCCGAGATTCTCGCGCACTTCTTCCCGACTAATTACACTTGCCTTAAAAAGCTCCACTGCGTCATCTCCTGCCGGTTCAGCCGGAACAGTCACCAGAGTGCCGGCATTGCCCATTGCATTGAACATCATGGTAAACATCCTGTCCATCTGCTCCCTCTTAGGAGCAACATAGGACCGGTCAAACACCTCATAGGCTTGTTTAAGTTCGTTCCGTCCGCCTAACTGCCCTTCAACGCGAACACCGAACAGCATCGGAGATGTAACCCGATGAGCATAGAAGATATTGTCGCGAACTGTCTCAGACAATTGCAAATACTGCTTATCAAAGTCACCCGGCATCAGGTCAACCACCTGTAGTGGGTCTTCCCCTTTCTCCATCCAAGAGATTAGAACCCCATTGGCATTCTCTGTTCCTGTGGTGTTCGCCTTGAATTTCCGGTCGAATTCTGCCTTGATATCCTCTGTCGGCTCTCCCTTGAATATCTGAATTATCTTGCCAAGAGAGAATCCATTGGCGATGTTGTTATAATGGAAGTCAGAGATCTTGGTATCAATCTCGATATAGGTCCGCGCCGGATACCAATCGGGCAAAGGATAGACTCCTTCACCGGCTCTGTATTGCTTGAACCAAAGGACCTGAGTGCCACCTGGTTTCTCTGGATTGAATGCAGGAAACTCCAATCGGTCTGCCTTCCGGTCTGACCAATCTTGGCTGAACCAGATCTTGGAAGCATCCACATTGACTCTACATTTGTCAAAGGGAAGGTGATACCATCCGATCACTCGTGTGCCAGGCACATTCCAGATGGCCTGCATCGCATAGCCACCAAAATTCTCCAGATCCACAGCGCACTTGTATTTGACATCTTGCCAGGATTCGTAAGGATTGGCGTAATTGAGTGACTGCTTCGCACCCACCTGCTCAGACAGTGTGCCTTCCGCAATTACATCGGTATCTTTTCCGGCAATGAAGTGTGCCTTCTGAGTCACAATGGCATTGTGAAGGGATGAGCTATTGTATAAGTTCAGGATCACGGCCGGAAAGTCATTCTTCTGACCATAGGTATACCATTCCTGTCCTCTTGCCTCCTTGAATTGTGGAGGAGGAGCGACCGCGAAATTTATGCGCTGTAAATCAATCTTCATTTTATTTTCAATATGCCGGTTTCTGCCACCTGATTGGCAAGTGATGGATTGGTATTGCTGCTGTTGCTCTGAGCATAGATGGTATATTCATACTCACCTTTCTCCCATGTGCCTGATGTGGCTGTGGTGATGATGAATTCATTGTACCTGGTAGGGAAGGAGCTGATGTCTGTCACCAATACATTGTAGGTGATGTCTCTTTCTTCCCGATTATTGAGCGAGAGCAGGAAATAGTACGGTGGAGACAGCGTGACCTTCTCTGTGGCCGTGACCAATAGTGTGCTGCTCGCTGTCTTATCTATGATCTGCATCTATCTATAATGTACCATCAGCATTTTTGTCGAACTTTGCCTTATGAAGATGCCGAAATCGTGGAATCAAGTCACGCTCTCGCAGCTCTATGAGCTTGACCTACTCAGACAGCGCACAGATCTTGATGCTGAAGAGCAAATGAACCAGGTGCTATCGGTCCTTTCAGCCACATCAATCGAAGACATCGAATCCATTCCACACAATGAGCGCATTGCCATCTACAGCCGGATGGATTGGTTGGGTCAGTATCCCAATAAAAAACCCAAGAAGCGAAGATTCAAGATTGGAGGCAAGACCTACCGAATAGTTTCCAATCCTGCCAACATCTCAGCCGGTGAATATGCCACACTTCAGGTGATTTCCTCCGATGGCAATTTCATCAAACACATAAATCAGATTCTTGCCTGTCTCCTTGTGGAGCAGAAGAGACATTGGTTCGGATGGAAGGATGTCCGGTATGATAAATCGCGCAGTAGCGAAGAATTTCACCGTAAGTCACGAATAATCATGCAACAATTGTCGGTGGGTCAAGCATATCCTTACGCGCTTTTTTTTTCGAATCTCTTGCCAGAGTTATTAGCAGCTTCCCAAATCTTTTTCCTCAGGACGATGGAGGATCTGAAGAAGGAAGTACTG